GTACCATCTAGTTCCATAAAATGTCCGCAGATGTTTGATGTTGTGATCAACTGCATCAGGCTATACCCTTGTTTAGGATCTCCAGGTAGCAGGTATTCGATAATAGGTTCACCGTGAGCAGTCATGTCTATGCGCTGAACTAAATCTTTGATAAATTTATAGATATTTTCACGACTGTCAATTCCTGAACAGCCTGAGCAATCTAACATTAAGTGATAACCCCAATACATATATTTCTCCTCGGTACAGGGTTATTTATAATAATATACGCAGTTATCCGCCCACAATAATTTCGTAGATTTCCCGCCAATTTTTCAACTTGGGAATGTTTGGATTGTTATAATCTATGCTGTGTCCGTGTTCCAACAGCAGACTTTTAAGGCCCATAGCATAGCCAACCTCGGCATTTACAATCTTATCTTCTACCCAATAATAGCCGGTGTCTCGATAAGGAGCCAGTGCTTCGTCTTTGTCAGCGCCTGTGTCTAAAAATATAAACTTTTCAAAAGCGTACTCTCCAAACAGTTTGCGAATGTTCATTTTACGCAGTTCCTGTGCGTTTTCATCTTTGCTCAGAGAACTGATCAAATGGAATCGATAACCATGTTCTTCGGCTAACTTTTTAACATAGAACATGCTGTCACGCATGGGAGGTAGGAATCCTATGGCTGCTGATTCGTTGAAAATCTTGACCAGCTTTTTGCCCTGTTCAGGATCAATACCATATCGCTTGCCAATGTTGTATTTGAACTCACCACCCTCGACTTTGTTAAAACCGTGGGTCTGTAGATAGATGTCAAAGGCATATTCCCAATCTAACAACACTCCGTCTGCGTCTGTAAGTATGATTTTCTTTTTCATACTATATTATAGCATTATTTTGAAGGGTTGTCAACGGAATAAGTAAAATATGAATATAATAATTGCAACGTTAGTGATGACGCACATCACAATAGTCTGTGTTACCCTGTATTTGCATAGAAGTCAAGCTCATAGAGGAATAGAATTCCATCCAATTTTAAGCCACTTTATGCGCTTTTGGTTATGGATGACTACCGGAATGACTACTAAAGCATGGGTAGCAGTACACCGCAAGCATCATCAAAATACAGATGTAGAAGGCGATCCACATAGCCCACATGTATTTGGAATTAAACGACTGTTGCTGGGTGGTTGGAGTCTATATCATGAAGCAACCAAAGATCCCGAAATGGTTATAAAATACGGTTCCGGAACACCCCGTGATCGTATAGAAACATTCTACACTAGATATCATCGCCATGGCATTCTTGTAATGCTGGTCATAGACCTATTGTTATTTGGGCTGTGGGGTTTTCTAGTGTGGGGTGTACAAATGATATGGATACCGTTTTGGGCCGCAGGCTTTATTAACGGCATTGGACACTGGTGGGGATACCGCAATGGCGAAACCAAAGATCATAGTCGTAATATAGGACCTATGGGTATACTAATTGGTGGGGAAGAACTACATAACAATCATCACTTAGATCCTGCAAATCCCAAACTAAGTCGTCGATGGTTTGAGTTTGACATCGGCTGGATGTGGTTTAAATTGTTTAGCTATATAGGCTTAGCAAAACTTAGGACATAAAGAAAAAGCACCCAAAGGTGCTTTTCTTTTACCACTATTGTATTTGCTCTACGAGCGTAATTATTTCTTCACGCCGTTGTTAACAAATGAGTACATTCTCTCAGCAGTTTCTAATACTTTGTCTAATCCTGGAAATTCTGGCATGTTAACTTTATTAACGATTTGACCGGTTTTCTCATCGCGCTCTGCGGATACTTCCCAACCTTGCCATTTGTAATTAAATTCTTGACCTACTAAGTCTTTGGCCATTTCAAGAATTTCTGTACGAATTTCGTAGCCGTTCTTGCTGAATTTTACTTCTGGTAGTTTCACTTCTGGTGCTGTGAATAATTGATTTGACATAATTTTCTCCTTGTGTGTATGTGTCAATTTACTGCTTACTTGGTTTGTCCTGGGAACTTACCAAAGTTTTCAACAAAAAGTTTACCGAAAGTCAACGAATTTTCAGCAGCAGTTTTACAAAATGCTGTCTGAGCATCAATGATTTCAATTAACCCTTTCTTGATGGTTTTATCGGAAACAAAAGTTTCAACGATTTGTTTTTTTCCGTTTTGTACGGAGTCGATAATTTGTGCTGGTGTAAACATCTACTTCTCCTGTGTGTAATGTGTTAGTATATATATCTTTTTGCAGATAATCAACGATTTTATGGTTTCTTTACCGGCGAATTTTGCCATTCCCATTCTTCGTCAGTTACTGGCCACCATTGTATTGGTGTCATTTAGAATCTCCTATCCTGTTCAATTAGTTCTATTACTCTCTGGCAAGCTTCCCAATCTGTGAATCTACGTACAATTTTACGCCTGCAAGGAGTGATGCTTTTTAATATAATATCTTCATCGTCAAACTGGGCCACTGTGGTCACATAGCCCCAATGATTACGCCAAGGTCCCCATTGATGGAAGGGGACCTTTTCGAATTCGTAAAACATGTTATTTTAGGGCAACTTCTTGTGCTTCGCGATATTTTCCATTGCGAGCTAATTCTGCAGCATACTTGGCTTTACCAATTGCGCATAAGAATTCCCATATTTCATTAATAATTTTTTTAAACATTTGTGTCTCCTTGTGTGTATATCAGTATTTATACTGAGTTATGTGCAACCGCACATAATCCGGCTAATTTGACCTAATAGAAAAATTACTGTACAATAACTTTAATTTGAGTTAAATATAGTATCAACTGGAATAATGATGAAACTTAGAACAAGATCAATACTACAGGAATTAAATGAGCTGGCTGAAGTGCGCAATATGGATGCATTGTATGAAAGTCGTGCTACTAATATCATCAATTCCGCTATCAATCTACTGGAAAGTCTCCATAAACACTATACTCCAGAACAGGCCGACGAATTAGAGCGCAGATTTATCAATGCCATCCGTGGGCAAGATTCAGCCAAATTTACTCGCGGAGTGCGAAAAATCGCAGAATCTAGAAAACAACAAAAGCTATTAGAAAGCAAAGACCAAGATGAGTAATTTATTGGAAGGCGGCAATGTATTCAAAGGCCCAGATAAACAACCCCTAACACAGCGTATTGCTACGGCAGATGTTGAAGAAACTATCCTTTATATTGAAAAGATTACAGGTCTAGACTTTACCAAAGAAAAAGATCTTGATGACAAGAAGCCAGTTAAATGGTTAGGTACTACTGGTCGCAAACAAGATCCAGACGGCACATTTGAGAAGAACAGTTCTGGTGACTTAGACCTAAGTGTAGACGCCAATGAAGTAGACAAAAAAGAATTTGCAGCTAAATTGATCGCACAGTTTGGCAAAGAAAATATTAAACTCAGCGGAGACAATGTACATTGGAAGGTACCTATCAAAGGTGATCCTACCAATGGATTCGTACAGGCTGACTTTATGTTCTCTGCTAACCCTTTGTTTCAACAGGGTTCAATGATTGGTGGACAGGGTGCGTACCGTGGTGAACATCGTCACATTGTACTCAGCAGTATTGCTCGCGCCCGGGGTATGAAATACAGTCCCAAACACGGACTACTAAATCCACAAACAGACGAACTGCTGCCTAATGGCAACGACTGGAATCAGATTGCCAAAGAGTTACTGGGACAGACCGCCACAGTTAAAGATATCAAAAGTGTGGATGCTATTCTAAACTATATTAAAAAATTACCTAACTACGAAGAATTAATTGCAGGTGCGAGAGAAACACTGGGCCGACAGGGAATTGAACTGCCCAAAGCTAATCAGGTTGAAAGCTACCAACCCGGTACTATCGGTTGGATGCGTCAGATGATTGAGATCGTAAAGTGAGAGCTTGGGAAATCGTATCTGAAAAGTGGAGCGAAAAATACAAACGCTCTATCAACTGTTCTAACCCCAAAGGGTTTAGTCAACGGGCGCATTGTGCGGGTCGTAAGAAAGATGAAGATCAACACCCTAATGACACCCCCGCCGGTCCCGAAACCAAGCCAAGAATGCCTGCAGGCACAGTACGTATAGATGTCAGTGATGTATATGATTGGTATAAACTAGGTCAACACATCAGCAATTTAAAAGGACTAGGCAAACATGACTTTGGCCAAGGACCGCCAAGTACCATAGTATCATTTGGTAGCGAAGAGGAAGAGCATGCCTATCTCGATGCACTACAAAAGATAGGACTTGCAACAACAGACATTGATCCTGTTGATCCTAAACAGCCTAAAGGCATGAAACGTCAAAAGACGGATCCTACCTATGATGTTGGTGGAAAATAACCTATGAGAGCTTGGGAATTACTATTAGAAGCCGATGCTGCTCCTACTCCTAAGAAAGTAGGTCGTGAGTTTAATCACCTAGAGGATCTAGTGTTCACTGAACCTAAAGGTGCCCTACGTGCGGTACAAATTCTAAAGAGTCTTTCACAAGACGCATCAGATGTGGCCATCAAGTGGGACGGCAATCCTACAGTATATTGGGGCAGAGATAAGGATGGTACCTTCCGCATGGTAGGTAAGAACAACTGGGGACGTGAAGAAGGTAAGAGCAGTTCACCTGAAGATCTAAAACAGTTTATCATGAGTCGAGGTAAGGGCGAAGACTGGCGTGAAAAATTTGCCTCGGATATGGCCAGTATGTGGGCTGTGTTTGAACGTGCAACACCTAAAGACTTCCGTGGCTATGTCTACGGAGATATCTTATTCCACCCAGGTAAACCTTATCAAGGTGCCGACGGCCGCCTGACATTTACTCCCAACCAAACTACCTATTCCGTCAAAGGCAATTCAGAAATTGGTCGTAAGATGGTCAAAGCTAAAGTGGCAGTGGCTGCACATCAACAGTACGGTTACTTTGGAGATAAGAGTGGTGAGCCATTTACAAATCCAGAAATATTTGATGCTAATCCAGAACTGTTAGTTTTTGGTCAAACTTATGTTAGTCATCGCCCAGCAATCAACGCAGACAATCTAGCAGTAATTGAAAAAGCTGCTAATAGTAGTTCGGCAGCCATTGATCGATTATTAGCACCACAGGCTGGACTTAGCGATCTACAGACTATTATCTATACCTTTGTTAATCAACAGAGCCGTGCTAAAGCACTAGACAAGTTAGATACTGAATCATTTTTCCAATGGCTACAAACCAGCAAAGTAAGTGTGCCTAAGCAGCAGAAAATTTCTGAATTATCCAAAGCTAACGTAGACGCTATGGATAATATGTTCCTACTGGTTAGAGAACTAATGAAAGCCAAAGATGAAGTTATTAGTGAACTAGACCGCGCTGAAGGTGATGTCACCGCTAATACCGGAGGTAAAGCGGGCGGCGAAGGCTACGTTAAAGGAAAGGACAGCGTAAAACTAGTGCCACGAGATCGTTGGACCCCATTTAGAGCAGATTAACGGCTCAAAACCACGGTTTTTTCCAAAAGATATAAATATTAGTAAGAATCCGTTGATTCTTAAAAAGCCGGTCCCTGAGCGGGACTTATTGATTAGGAGAAAATATCATGGCAGACGCAAGTATTCTAGCGCAAACCTACACCAACGCAGGTGTGGCATCAGTATACGCAACAACAAACTTCGAGCAAATCGTAAACACACAAGGCCTAAGCGGTCGTCTATTAGTTTGCACAATCGTCAAAGACGCAGGTGATGCAACTGAAGCAGAATTAGTTTCAGTTCTAAAAGCATTAGGCAACGCAGGCGGTTCTGGTAACGGTTCCGACACAAACGGTCCAGACGCATTCACAGTAGCAGCAGTTTCTGACTTTGACGGCACAGACCCAGTTTACGTTGTACTACAAGGTACAGGTACACCTAACACAACTCCAGCCACTGGTTTCACATTAGCAGTTGTAGCTACACTAGCTTTAGCGGTTTAATACCAAATTAGGAGAATATAACATGGCAGATTTATCAAGCATTAGACAAACCACAGATAACAGTGGTAACGCAATCGCAGCAGCATACGCACCAGCAAACAATTTTATAGCAAAAGTAGGACAAGGTATTGCAGGTCGTACTGTTATTGTTTCAGTTGTTGGTGGTGGTGGTGATGTATCACAAGTAGAATTAAATGGCACTATTGCTAATATCACAACTGCATCCGCAGCAGGTGCTGGCGTAAGTGCAGCAGATGCATTTACAGTAGTTGGTGTTACTGGTACAGTTGCTTCTGGTACAATGTATCTTGCACTACAAGGTACAGGCACAGTTGGTACAGATGCAGCTGATTACTATGCAGGTGTAACAGTATCGGTTGTTGCAGACTTTGCTGGTCTTCAGGCCTAATAGTTTTAAATTCTCAGGGATGGGAAGCAATTAAGCGCCGAAAGGCGCTTTTTTGTTGACCGGTATTTCTTGACTTAAATAACAGCATAATATGCCAAGATATAAAATAATCACGTTAGTAGACATTACCAAGTCTAATCCCACAAGATCCGAAACTGACAAAATTAAATTAGGTCAGCAGGCCAATTTCAATTCTTTGATACAGGCCATAGGGCTGAGATCTAATGTGACCTGGGAAATAGATCCAAAACGAAATTCCGGATCACTGCCATTACCTCTGGTAGGTAAAGCCAATCACTGGTGTTGGGAGTTTGATGTAGAACGTGAAGATGTGTTTTTAAAAGATGACAACTCAGTAGGGCTACTGCTTGATGATCTACACAATTTACCCATAGTCGATCAACTAAATAATACAGTGGATTTAACACCACCGGCATTTCAAACCCGAGGTAAACAGGTCAATATCTGGATAACCCAAATTGACGAAATCGGATAAATAAACTTAACAGGCAAATAAACAAGGCATTCAATCATAGACTAGGCACATGGCTCGGAGCGAGCACTTGACTTATAACATTGGAGACGGCCCTAATGCCTACAGTAGCAGAACGTGTTGGAATAGTAGAAACG